GTCTTCGGCCCCTTCCTTGAAGGTCACGTTCTTCAAGCCCTTGATCGTGTTCTTGCAGCGTGGGTGAATGAACAGGCGGATGTCACCTGCTGCTGTGCGGATCAGGTAGTTCGTGGCATTAAGCCTGTCCTTCACAGCCCACGGGTGCTTAGGGCTGATGCAGCTGAAGCCGTACTTGCGGATGATGCCGTGATCGGTCTCGCCTGCGGCTGATGTCTTCCGTGCTGAACCCGTTGGGTCGGGGTAGGCAACGATGTGGCGATCGGGGAAGCGCTGCTTGAGCATGGCGCACACCTCGTCAGTATTCGACTGCTTGACCGCAACCTCGTCCCAGATGTGGAGCGTGTCGCCCACCTTCGAGGCGAGCACGCCAGCCATCACGCTTACGTTGAAGTCAGTGCCCCAGAGGATGTCGCCGCCCATGTCATGCACATCGGCGCTGATGTTGTCATCGCTGAAGTCAGGGAACACACGACCCGTCAGCGTCTCGAAGCTGGCGAGGTATTCCTGTCTGAAGGTGCGTTCGTCCAGCGTGCGCTTGGCCGCGGCCACCTCTTCTGGCGGGACGTTGCCACCCTCGATGGTGGTGAAGCTGAAGGTTGTCCAATCAGGCTCTTCCTGCGCTTGCTCCCACCAGTCATGGAAGTGATTGAGACCCGATGGCGTGCTGATGAACCAGGCAGGACCACGCTGATCTGACAAAGCAGGGCGCAGCACCATCTCCCATGCGTCCTTCGGCACATACGCCGCCTCATCCAGCACGAGGCTGCTGAGGCTCACACCACGCAAAGCGTCTGCACGGTCCGCGCCTTTGAGCTGGATGCGGCTGCCGTTCGTCAGCTCAACCGACAGCTCTGTTTCGTTGGACTTGAGCAGCAGCTCGGGCGGCATCATCGCCTTGAGCTGTCGCCATGCGATCTGCTTTGCGCTGACGTAGGTCTGGGTCGCGTACCAGTTCAAGCTGCCAGCGTTTTCAGCAGCCCAGCAGATCAGACGCGCCAAGCAGAGGTAGGTCTTGCCAAAGCGCCTGCCACTGCACAGCATCTTGAACCGCTCAGGTGCATCCCACACTTGGCGCTGTGGCTCAGTGAGTGACTCGTAGAGGTGAGCCGTGAGACTGCGATACCGGTCCGTGTCGTCGCTTTGGATCTTGACGGGGTCTTCCAGCAAAAGACCACCAGGGCAGTTAGCGAGCAGGCTCATGCCACTAGTTTGGCGACAGCGCGCTGTTCAGCGGGAGTCATGGGCACGTAGCGAATGGCGAACTCGCTTTGCCCCAGCTCTTGCAACTGGTCGTACAGGTCAAGCGCAAGCTTGAACGCTGCGGGGGGGCTCATGCGACGCACCTCTGTGTAGCCGGCCCACTTGGCATCAGCCAGCTCTGCAGGGCAGCCAGCCAGATACTTGGTGGCGTGAAGCAGCGCCTGCTCCACTAACCAAGCATCTAGGCGAGGCATTTCGATGTAGTCATGGACCTCGCCATACTCGCCGCCGCTCCCCGACTTCCTCTTGTCCATGTCAGTGGCAATGCCCACTTTCGCGTAGCCAGCAAACCGCGCCAGCGGGAAGACATAAAGCACCGCCTCGGCGCCTGGATTGCGAAAACGCTCACCAAGCCAGGCATCAATCGAATCCTCCCCCCGAGTCAGGCAGCCACAGCTTTTGACCAAGCCCTTCTCCACGGAATGTTTGGTCGCCACCTTTAACCCTCCACAGGCGCAACGCCACTCCCAGTCGCGGGTTTCACCAACCCTGCGTTCAGCCGTCAACAATCCAACCTGAAGCCCAGTGATATCAACCCGCAGACGCGCAGCGCGCTCCACCCCGTCAAGCAGGCATCCACAGCTTTTTACTTGGCTGTGGCGAACTGCCTTCAGTTCCTTTACGCAGGCATTCCCGCAATCACAACGGAACTCCCAGTGCATTGCGCGACGGATGCTGCGCACTGGCTTCACCGCAACCAGTCGGCCATATCGCTCGCCAGTCGCGTCGATGCGCATCTTGACGCCAACAGAGTGCTTTAAGCATCCACAGCTCTTGCTATTGCCGCTTGTCAGCGCATAAGTGGGCACAACGGCGCGTCCCCCGCAAGAGCAACTGCACTCCCATCGCGTCTTGCCATTCCCTTGAGCACGCCGCTCTGCCGTGAGAAGACCAAAGACTTGGCCAGTCAAGTCTTTCTGCCATTCCCTTAACTGCACCTCTCCTTCCAGCCAGCTCTTGACAGTCGCATTTGCCAGCCCCAGACCTTGAGCAATGGCGTTAATCGTTTTCCCCGCCTCATATTGCTCAATTATCTGAGGCAGAACTGTCTGGCGATCGTGAGCCTGTGGGCGGAGAGAGCAGCCAGCCTTCTTGATGAACCTGGCCATGAACGTCTTGCCCACTCCGTATTTAGCCGCGAGTGCTCTTGTCGAAAGCCCTGACTTGTAGTCCTTGACGACGAGGGCTGGGTCTAAGGTTTTCATGGTTGCTCGTGACAGCGAGTGATCCGCGGGGAGGGGGCTGCAACCCGCCTCCCCTTTCACTTGATGGTAGCCCTACAGAGTCGCAGGGTCAACCCCTAGGGCCGCGGCAGCTTCCCTCGCGATCGCAGCCCTGAGGACGGCCTGCTTCTCCCAGGTCAGATGGTGGCTGCTCACCGTCGTGCAGGCGGTGATGCCGTCCTCGGTGAGGCAGACGCGGATGCAGCCATCGTCCAGCTGTTCCAGGTCCATCAGACATCCATCCCGATGAGACGGGCCTGGGCCGTCAGCGAATTAACCGCCGTTTGAATCTGCCCACGCCTGTAGGCGGACTGCTCATAAACCCTCAGCCTTTGGAGCGCTTCAGCAAGCCAGGCGGGTCGCTGCATCTCAGCGTCTGCCAACAGCAGCTCACGGGCGCGTTGGATGTAAGTATCTGTTTGGCGTGGGGAGACCCCCCATTCAGTCGCGGCGAATTGAACGATCTGCTGACGCGACCAAGCCTCAGAGAGGAGCTTGTAGACGGCATCCACTCTGAACTTGGTTTCAGTCGCGGTGCTTCGTGCCACCTTTGCAGTATTCGTTCCGCTTTCAGGGTAAGTCTGCCTGAGCAGGGCTAGGGGAGGGTGTCAGGGGCTTGAGCCCAGAGGCCGGTGTAGAGACCGTGCATGGTGCTGTTTGGGTTGTCCCTGCCGGCGAGCGTGTAGAGGGCATCCATCACGAGGGCTCTGTTGTCCATCGCACGGACATCGGTTGCGCCTGGCTTGTTGGGGTGAGGGGTGGTGCGCAGGAGGCGCACTTGCTCTTCAGGGGTGAGTTTGGTCATAGGGCGATGAGAGTGAGGAGGACGCCAGGGGTTTCGTCAGGGAGGCAGTAGCGCTTGGCGATGTTCCAGGAAGCGATTTGCTGATCACCACGGACAAGGCCCGAGGCTTCGATGGCATCACCGATGGCCCGGGTCAGTTTGTCGAGGTCGGGCTTGACGTGATGGTGGATTGGTGCGGAGGGCTTGAGGCTGCCGCGGTTCTTGCCTGTCCCGAAATGAGACTGGGGGCGCTCGAAGCGGAAGGTGGCGGTGATGGAGAGGGGTAGGGATGGATCCCAGTCTTTGGGACGGTTTGAGTTGATGGCTTGAACGACGGTGTAGCGCCAGGGTTTGAGTTTGGGTTCGTTGGAGTGGCGAAGGCCGCGGCCAATGCCGTTAGAGACGAGGGAGCCCTGAGCGATGGGGATGCCTTCGATGTCGATCGTGAATGCCGGCATCAGAAGTCGAGCTGCTCAGGTGTGGCTGAGCGAATAGTCCAGGAGCTGCTGAGCTTCTTGGTAGCGATGCCTTCAAGGATCTCCATTTCCTGCGCCTGCTTGATGGCGGGTGAGTAGGTCCAGGAGGTGCGTGTGGTGAGGGAAGCGGAGCCGTAGGGGGTTGAGAGTTTGTCGGTGATGAGGCCAGCGTCGAACTGGGCTTGGAGTTCAGCTTTCCAGGCGTCGATGTCAGCGGCGAGTGATTTGGCTTGAGCTTGAGCGGCGGTGATGTAGGCGATGAGCTGTGCGGGGTC